CTCACACGTATAGCCTTTAGGGGACCCCGTCAGATGTTTTCACCTATCCCCTTGCTTCGGTGCCCGGTGTCCTCCGGGAGTGTGGCCTCTGAGCCGCCGTCAGTTCCTGCTGTTTTTGTGCCCAATAGCATGTGAGAAGTTCCACCCATAGAACTCACACATGCGTAGCTTTTGTAGGAGGGGAGAAAGGTCCTCCTTGGATTTAGCGCAGATAAAGGAAAGTAAATGCTGAAAGTACACTCTTCGCCGGTTTAATGTCTGGGCTCCGACAACACACAGATCGCCTGCGTGCGCGCGTTGAACTGGCCAAATTTAAGCAGCAAGGAGTGCACCACCCATGGCTGAGCCAAGAGAGCGTTCCAACGTGGCAAGGCCGTATGAAAATACACGCCTAGCGCCGTACCTGGCCACCTTTGAGGCGTCCTGGGCAAAGCCACTCGCAAAGTTGGATGCCTCTCGACTGAGATTGTGGTACCAATGTGGATCATGCTTTTGCAAAGCAGCGACAACATTGTTATGGTTTACCCCAGTGCTAACTTGATTTGTGGCGGTCAACCCAGCGGACGTATTTGGAGTCCACTCAACAACATTGGTGAACCGTATAGACAAAGCAGCACCTGCGGGATACCCACGGTAAGCGATGGCGATGACATTGGTGTCTGAGGAATCCACAGCGGAAATGACATTCCACTGAGAATACCTATCATCCAAAGCCCCAGGGTACCACTTGCACTCAGCTTTCTCCTTGGTCATGTTCCCTCGGTTCGAGAGTATATTGAAAAAATTATCAGTACTCAACGTCCCAAAAGTACTTGACATGGAGACAACTCCCATGGCATACTCGCCAGTCATGTTGGTAACTGACACAGCAGATGGGAAGCATTGAACACAAGCAGCAAGCGACCTTGTCTTGTTTGCTGCCCCTGTCAGGAATGCCTGGCCAGGGGAAGATGAAAGCGTGTAGCTGCCGGCATTCAACACGAAGGTACCAGAGGATGCGGCTGCAGATAGAGTGGCCAAGCCATCACTATTCGGATGAAAAAGGATAACTCCAGAGTATGTCCAGCCGTTGTGTTGGTAACAATATCGGCTATAAACCTCTGGACAAATCCCTTCTCACCCGGATAGTAGGCTTCCAGTGATGTACTGGCATTGCATGGGTCTCTAAGCAGTTGCGCATACGCAAGGGCATGGTTAGTACCCGGCGCAGCGCGCATCGTACCCCTCCTTCGTGGTGCACGCTTGGGAGCTTTCTTAGATTGTTTGTTTTTGTTTTTGGCCATTTCAAATGTTATTAAAATTCAAAGTGATTGTTGTTTATTATTATTTCCTGTTGTTCATTAACAACCTGGCGGCTTAACTCGTGCTGTGACAAAGCACCTTCTATTGCGAGCTGAGTTGATGGCTCCACACCAAAAGCCAGCCAGAAACTCTCTCTGGTCCTTGGGTCCACAGGTTTGGACCTGGGTAGGTGCCCGGCTCGCACCTGAAGCTTCATCTGATAAAACTTCCCCCCCAACTCAGTCTCAATTAACTTGCCAGTCTTGCCATTCTTAACACCCATCTCGTACCACGTCTGCAAAATAGGGATGCCCGCCGCCATGGACAACCCACACAGACCTACCGAACGCAAGTGCACCAAAAACTTCTCATGCGTCTCAACCTTGTGAGAACCGCAATAATCAGTGTTGAGGCACTTGCGAGGGTTTCTAACCAGGACATAGCCATCCAATGTCCACACGGGTTTCGATTGGCAAAACTCAACCTGCTCCGTCACATAAGCAGGTTCCTCGACCTTCATACGTAAGCCCCAAGAAAGGTACCAATCGGCCACGTTGTCGAGCTTGTGCAAGTCTTCGGGTTTTACAAACATGACCAAATCATCACCATCATTGATGACATCCCCATCAATGCCATGCTCATCAAAGTATTTTCTAGCCAGGAAACAACTTATAATGCAGTTACCCAGGGATGTGTTTTGATCACCTGAGCAACGCATATCCCCCATCCTAGCTTTCACTATCCCATCGTGACAAATGGCACGCCCAGAATTGTTGAGCTGGCACTTGAGCAAGCTAGCCAACAACCTGTCGCCAGGGAACAGCGCTTCATAAAGGCTATGCTCCATTTTTAGAAGCTGGGCGCTTATGGTTTGGTCGAACCTACTGGCATCGAGACCAACCCCTACGCGCCCCTGCATCTTTTCATGGATCAGCTGGCCCTTCTGCTGCTGCGTTAACCCTTTGGCCACCACGGGCACACCACAAAACAAATGGGATAGGGCATCAAATACCTGATGTTCAATTGGTCGCATGTACCTACCCAGGAGGTAATTGAACTCGAAGGATCGTGGACTAATGATCCTTGGAACCTGCACCTTGCTGTGAACAGTCGACTCGTACTTGACAAAGTAACTGAGCTCAGCCATTTCACGAAGTGTCCTAGGCCTCTCACTCAAGTTAAGCCGTGCTCGTTCGTACATCTTGCGCTTGGACCCGGACCTGGTGGCGATGAACTCAGCCCCGGCAACTCGGGTGCATGCTCCGATGCACTTGCTAACACGCTCAACGTAGGCACGCGTCTCTTCGTGACTCCTAACGCAGGGTGGTCTGGTTGTCCCCTTGGCGTCTACAAAGAACACTCTCTCCTTCATACCAGATACCACGTTCTCCACCCCCCTTGCGAACGGTCTA